TTTACAAGCTGTTACGGTTGTTAAATCGTCATATAATATCGGAGATGCGAGATTACTCACAGTTAAAGAATATAACGTTATAGCTCAACAAGTAGGTGTTAAACAGCTACAAATTGAATCAGAAAAGGATCTAGATACTGCAACAATTCGTCCAAAACAAGTTAATTATCCATATCAATGGGAAACTCAAGGAGAAACTATTGATGTATATACAATTCCGGAAGAATTAAATAAAAATACAAAAGATACATATGTATACATACAAGGTCGGTCTAAAAAATGGTTGCAATATCCTAAGCTTAGATTTGAAACATTTTTAAGTGGCGATCCGGCATATCCAGAATTTCAAAAGTTAACTCCCGATGCTATGAGGATAACGGTTGAAGAAAAAGAAGATTTATTAGATGAATTAAAATTTAATAACGATATATCAACAGGTAAAGAAACGCCGTTATCTCCGGAAGGAAAAGCAATAAGAGATTGGAATAAACAAAAAGATAAATTAGATAAAGAATTTAAAAAAATTAATGATAAATTTTGGCCAACGATAAGTCCGTTACAAAATAGATTAGAACAATTGAAACTCACAGGTCCTGAAAAAGACTTAGAAAAAGTTCAAAAAGAATATGATGATGAAATAGCATCTGCAGATGGCCGAGCTTGGCTTAAAGCTAAACAAGCTGTCGACAACCATGAAAAAACTAGACCGGAATCTGAGTTTGAAAAAGCAAAAAGACAAACAACAGACGCAGAAAAACTAAAACAAACTGCGATAGACACAAAGGCAATTGAAGATGCAAAATTAAAAGCAGCGCGAGAAGATAAATATACGGATGCGGATATTATTGCAGCAACTAAAAAATCTTCTGCAACGGGAGCCGAACCTAATGATATAACAAAATGGTTTCAAGAATTAATACTTTATAAACTAAAAACTCAACCAAATTTGATAATGTACCTTAAGAATTCGAGTACAGGCGATAAATATACTCCGTACGAATTAGCACAGCCACAATATGGGAATTGGGGCGATAGATCAAAAGAATTAACAATAGATATAAAAAAATTATTTAAAAAACAATTTTCAACTATTAATGGTTTAGTTACAGATACATATATTAAACTCATTAAACTATTAGACACGATGTCAATACCAGCGCCGAAGCAAAAATAAAAAATAAAGGAAATTATAATGCCAGAACCAACTAAAATAAACGAACAAGACTTTGAGTTTGATCAAGATGCATTACAACCTGTAAATCAAACAAAGAAAAAGAAAGAAACAGAAGTAACGCCGAAGCCAGATGTTACACCGCCTAAACCAAAAAATGATTCTAACTTAAAACCTGGCGATGTAATACAATTGAAATCAACCACACTTTATTATTTTATAAATGGGAAGTTTGTTGAGGCTGAAGAGAAAGGAATGATATGGAAATGGCGTGCTCCGGATTCAACTCGTATTGAGTATATATCAACATCAACGACAAATAAAAATTGGATTTTTATAAAAATTAAAAACAAAAAGTTTTGGGCACCATTGGATAAAGTAATAAAATAAACTTTATAAAAAATTAGTTATGGCAAAAAATCACTTTCACAGTGCAGGAAACTCTAAACGAGCAACTGCATTAAAATATGGTTATAAATCTGGATTAGAACATGTTGTTGCAGAAGCAATAAAATCTACTCCATATGATTTGAAATATGAAACAGAAACTATAAATTATATAGTACCAGAGCGTAAAGCAAAATATACGCCTGACTTTGTATTTACAAAACGTAACGGCCAATTCATGTTCGTTGAAACAAAAGGACGATGGACTACAGCAGATCGTACTAAAATGAAACACGTATTAGCTTCAAATCCTGGCGTAGATATTCGAATGGTTTTTCAAAATCCTAATCAACGTTTATCAAAAACAAGCAAAACTACTTATGCTGAATATGCATTAAAACTAGGAATACGTCACGTTGCAAAGAAAGATATTCCTGCAGAATGGCTCGAAGAATGTGTTAAATCAGGAGAAAGTCCGGTTAATGTTAAACGTTTCTTTGAATAAGGTTTGATTTTTAAATTATTTTTAATATATTGATGAAAGATTAATGAAATTTATTTAATTAATAGATTGAATGTAATGTTAATGAAATGAAATCGTTTGATCAGTAATGAAATGTATGTATCAAACATATATTATAATATTATTAATAATTAATTGGAATACTTACAGAATTTCAATATATTAATAATATGAAGAATCTAAAACTATTACAATTGTTAGAATCAGTTTTAGGTAAAGGAAAACCTACATCTGGTGATAACATTGCATTCTTTTCTCCTTTTGTTTCTCACTACAAACCAAAATTAGAAATCAATATTCAAACAAATCACGCCGGAGAAAATAATTGGCATTGTTGGATATCTGATAAGAAAGGTCGAAGCATTGTTTCACTTTTCAAACAACTCAATTTACCAAAAGAGCGTTTCGAACAACTTAATAGAATAATTGAATCTGCTAAGTATAGAACAACCGCAACTGAAACAAAAACGGCAACAATTCAACTGCCACAAGAATATGCTCCACTTTGGATTAAAAAAAATACACCGGATTATCGCAATGCAATTCATTATTTAACTAATCGCGGTATTACAGTATTTGATATTTTAAAGTATCGTATTGGGTATTGTGAATCGGGAGAATATTCTGGAAAAATAATTATTCCTAGTTATGATGCACAAGGTCAACTCAATTATTTTGTTAGCCGAGCATTTTACAAAGCAGATAAATTTAAACATAAGAATCCAAAAATTTCAAAAGATATTATTGGTTTTGAAATGACAATCAATTGGGCTGAACCAATTATACTTTGTGAAGGGTCATTTGATGCAATTGCAGTTAAACGCAATGCAATTCCACTCTTTGGTAAAATAATTCAACCTGCTTTGCAAAAGAAAATCATTGAAGAACGAGTGAAAAACATTTACATTTGCTTAGATGCCGATGCATTAAAGAATGCACTTTCAATTGCAGAACGGTTCATGGCAGAAGGCCTTAATGTTTACTTTGTTGAACTGCAGGAAGAAGATGCATCAGAATTAGGATTTCAAAAAATTACAGAAATTATAGAAAATACTGACTTATTAACATTTGAACGTGTTATGGAGTTAAAAATGGGACTTATATGGACATAAAACGAATTGATGTTGGAATAGATAAGATTGATAAAATTTATCACGTTTCAGATATTCATATTAGAACATTGAAAAGGCATCGTGAATACCGAGAAGTTTTCCAAAATCTTTTTGATTACATTGCAAAAACTAGTACAGAAAATAGTGTAGCAGTTGTAACTGGAGATATAGTACATAGTAAATTAGATATGTCCCCGGAACTAGTTCAGATGCTAGTAGATTTTTTTAATGGATTCAAAATACCTACCATTGTTATTTTAGGTAATCATGATATGAATCTAAACAATATGCATCGTGTTGATGCAGTGAGTCCTGTATTAGATGTTATTCAAAATCCTAATATTATATTTGTAAAAGATAACGGACTTTTTGAATTAGGCGGAGTTACATGGAATCATATGGCAGTTGATAAGACGCCTGCAGAATACGTACGAGCTAAAGATTTTACAGCTTCATATAAAATTGCACTACATCATGGTGCTGTTAATACTGCTAAAACAGATATTGGTTATCAAATATCAAATGAACATGTAACTACAGAATTATTTGCAGGACATGATGTTACTTTGCTAGGAGACATTCATAAGCCAGCACAATTCTTAGATGCAGAACGTACAATTGCATATCCAGGTTCATTGATACAACAAAATCATGGAGAAGCATTAGACCATGGGATATTGGTTTGGAACGTTGAAGACCGAACTGCTGAATTTGTTCAAATTGAAAATGATTATGGATATGTTACATTAGAAACTCAAGGTGAAAAAATAGTTTCACATCCACATCGTATGCCGCGTAAACCTAGAATCCGTATTAAATTTAACGGAACTAGTGCAGCGGATATGAAAAAGCTTGTTGCAACAATTCGTAAAAAATATGATGTACAAGACATAACAATTCAACGTACGATTGAACATGCAAATTCTGCAACATCATCTAGTTTAGCAATAGGAAATGTACGAGATGTTGAATATCAAAATACATTGCTTTCAGATTATATCGATTCACACTTTCCACAAGCAACTGCAGAAGAAGTAGATGCAATTCGACACATTAATCGAACAATTAATTCAAAGCTACCAGCAGTAGAATCAATACGACATACAACATGGCATCCTATATCTTTTGAGTTTGACAACATGTTTTCATACGGTGAAGGCAATGTTATTAACTTTGAAAATTTACAAGATGTGTGTGGATTATTTGCTGCAAATACATCTGGTAAGTCATCTTTGCTTGATGCAATAACTTATACTATTTTTGATAAATGTAGTAAAACGGGTAAAGCAAATGAAGTTTTAAACAATAAAAAAGATTGGTTCCGTGGAGTATTTCGTTTTGAAATGAATGGTATTACTTATACAATCGAGCGACGAGGAACACAAAATAAAAAGAAAGAAACACACGTTAAAGTTGATGTTGAATTTTATACAGATTCAGAAAATTTAAACGGAGAAGAACGAAGTGAAACAAATAAAAACATACGTCGTTATTTAGGTACATATGATGATTTTATTTTAACTGCATTTTCACTTCAAGCTGATAATAACAACTTTATTGAAAAGTCACAAAAAGAACGCAAAGACTTACTTTCACAGTTTTTAGATATTACGGTATTTGAACAACTTTATCAACTTGCGGCAGATGAAATTAAAGAAACTGCAGGTCGTTTAAAAGATTACAAGAAAACGGATTTTGCTGAATTAATTATATCAGCTGACACGATTATATCAGATAATCAAGAAACCATTACTGCATTAGAACAGCAAGAAGATGTATTGCAAGATCAACGTAATTCTTTGCAAGAACAGATTGTTGAATTGATTGAAACAAAAATGCCAACAACTTACAATGGCCCAGATATCAAAGAATTAAAACGACAAGAACAGGCATTAATCAAACAAATTGAATCCATACAAACAGACATTGAAACTGCAGAACAAGACTTAGAGTCATTGATTGCTAAAATTGATGAACAAGAAACGCAACTTGCAGAATTCAATGTTACGGAATTAAATGAACAAACAAAATTATACTCACAAAAAGAACATTCAGTTAACATACTTTTACAAAAGTTTCGACAACAACAGGAGATAGTAAATGCAAAACAAGAAAAAATTAATCACCTTTCAGACCATGAATATGATCCGCAGTGTAAATACTGTACATCTAACGTTTTCGTACAAAATGCAATTGAAGCACAGAATACAATTGACGCGGATAGAGACGTATTAAATTCAACCAAACAAAAGATTGCGGAGTTGAATCAAGAAATTGAAACATTATCGCCAATATTTGAACAAACAGAACAATACAATTCTTTACAAAATTCAATTAAAACAAACAAGATTACTTTGGAACGCAATGAATTGCAACTTCAAATTTTAGAAAGCGATCTTCAAACCAGAGAATCAGAATTAGAAACTGCAATTGAACGGCAAGAATCATTTCGTCAAAATGAAACTGCAATTAAACACAATCAAACAGTTGACACGCATATTGATACATGCAAACAAAAAATAACGGCGATATCAGAACAACTAAAAACTATTCAAAATCAAATTAAAAACAATTACGGTGCAATAGAAGTAGCAAAAACACAAAAAGCTACGGCAATACAAAACTTAGAACGTTACCGTCAATTAGAAACAGAATACAAAGCATATGAATATTATTTAGAATCAGTTAAACGTGATGGTATTCCATATGAATTAATTACAAAAGCGCTCCCTAAAATAGAAGCTGAAATAAACAATGTACTTAATCAAATTGTTGATTTTAACATGGTAATGAATACAGATGGCAAAAACATTAACGGATATATTATTTATGATGAAGATAATTTTTGGCCATTAGAATTAACATCGGGTATGGAACGTTTCATTTCTTCATTAGCAATT